AAACCCCAACCGAAACCCCAACCGATACAGAATGTGAGAGCACCGCAATGGATAACGCAACCGATACCGCCGCACCGGCGGACACCGTCCCTACCGCGCCGATTTATCTTGGCCACGCCCGCCCGTCGGTCACGGCCGCCGACTACATCGCCGGCCTTGCTTCGGGCAAGATGACGCCCGCCGTTCGTGCCGTGATCGCAGAGCAGACCACCACCGACACGCCCGGCATTTTGCCGGAAATGCTCACCGGTAGCGTCTACACGTCGCTTTCTGCCCGGCGCCCGTTGATCTCGGCTCTCGGGGCTCGTGCAATGCCGGCCGCCGGCGGAATCTTTATCCGCCGCAAGGTCACGCAGCATGTCGCCGTCGACGAGCAGGCGGCTCAGTTCGACGAGCTCGATTCGCAGAAAATGACCATTAGCGCTATCCCGGTGACGAAGCGCACCGTTGGCGGCGTCGTCGCTCTCTCCGAACAGGAAATCGACTGGACGGATCCGGCCGCCGTGGCGCTCGTGCTCGACGATTTCGCACGCGTCTACGCTCTGCGCACCGAAACGATCGCTTGCTCCGGGCTCGTGACCGCCGCCAGCGTCACCACTCCTATTACGGATTACACCGACGGCGACGAGCTGCTCGACGCGATCTACGACGCCAGCGCCACCGTGGCGGATGCGATCGACGAGCTCCCGACTCACCTTTTCCTGTCGACCGATCGGTGGGCCACGTTGGGCAAGGCTAAGACAGCTAACGGGGATCGAATCTTCCCGAACGTGGGCCCGTCGAACGCCGCCGGCACGATGAATCCGGGATCGTTCGGAATCGCAGAGCTCGGCCTTAGCGTCGTCGTTTCGCCGCGGTTCGCCGCAGAAACCATGATCGTCGGAAACCCGGTCGGCTACGAATTTTACGAACAGAACCGCGGCAGCATCCGCGTCGACGTCCCCGAAACCCTTTCGGTGAAGCTGGCGTGGCGTGGCTACGTGGCGTCGGCGGCGATCGACTCGGGCGCTTTCGTTAAGTTCGTCGACGCCGTCTGATCGACAAAGGCCGGCCCGTATGCCTAGCGCGCACATCGTTACCGCATCTCTGACGGATGACGTAGCGACGTTCACCGTGACGGATACGGGCCGGCTTCGAGTCGGCGCCGTCGTACATATCGACGGGCTCGGCCATCCGTACGACGGACAAAATCGGGAGATTCTCACCGTCGACGCCGAAACGCTCACGATCACCGTAGAAATCAATCACAACACGGACGTGGCCGAAGCGGACGTGGCCGGCGTGCTCACCGTCCCGGTTTTGTGGGCCGCCGACACCGACGTGATCGAATTTCTCGGCGTGGCACCGGCCACGGCGAACGATGACGCATGGCTAGCCCGGTGCGTCGACGCCGCTAACGATTGGGCGTACGATCGGCGGGCCGACGCCGGCTACTACGATTACGCCCACGTTCCGCCGTCCCCACGGGTAACGGAAGGCGTGATCCTTAAAGCGGCGGAGCTTTACCGCTCCCGGGGATCGGTAGACGGTTTCCAAAGCTTTCAGGCTCTCGACGGCGTGGCGCCGATCTCGTCGGCCGCCGAAATTCTCCGAATGCTCGGCGTCAATAAACCGCGGGTGGCGTAATGGGCGCAAATCTCACCGATACGTACGAAGCCGTAATCGGCCAGCTCGAAGCGGCCGGGCTAAACGTGGTCACCGACTCACGGAACGCTAACCCGCCATGCGTGATCGTCGACCCGCCCACGATCTCTCGTGGCCAATCCCGAACACTTGTAGAGCTCACGTTTCCCGTGTACGTGGTCGTACCGCCGCCCGGTAACCGTGACGCCGTAAACGCTCTACTGACGATCGTCGACGACGTAGTGGGCGCCGTAAACGTGGTGGCCGGAAATCCGTCCACGTACCAACTCGGCCCGGCAGACTGTCCGGCGTTCGAGTGTTCCGTAATTATCCAAATCCAACGAACCTAGAGAAAGTAGGCCACTATGGCGCTTGAGATCCAGACCGGGCGTACGCTCACGATCACCATTAATTCGGTCGATCGTTCTATTCAGACGGCTGAGGTGACGTTGACGCCAAATCAGAGCGTCGAGCAGTACGTGACGCTTTCCGGTTCGGCCGCCGTTTCCGGGCCGACGACGTGGGAGCTCCGCGTTCGCGGTTTTCAGGATTGGGGGGAGGCTTCGAGCTTTGCCGAAGCCATGTTTTCGGCGGCCGCCACCGGTACGCCGATTTCGTGGGAGCTCGAAACCGCCGGCGGTTCGTTTACCGGGAACCTTATTCCGGTGTATCCGAACGTGGGCGGCTCGGCCGACGCCGCGATGGAACTCGACCTTACGTTTCAGGTTGACGGCGCCGTCACCTTTACCGCCAGCTAACCGGGAGCTCGAACCGTGCAACTAACACTCAATGTCACCACCACCGGTAACCCTCCTGTGCCGGTGGTGGTGACGCCGGCCGCGTGGATCCGTTGGGAACGCCGCAATAAGTCGAAAGTCTCGAACATGGAACGGGACGGCATCGGCATGGAAGATATGGCGTATCTTGCGTACGAATCGCTCCCGGGGGATGGCCGGCCCGCCACGTTCGACGAGTACGTGGTAACGCTCGTCGAGATCTCACCGGGAGCACCGGAACGCCCTACGTCGCCGGCTCAGTAGGCCGGCTCATCGCAGAGGTCGCGGTAGAAACCGGGATCTCACCAACCGAACTAGCTCGGGACGCCCAAATGTTCGAAACGATTATCGACGTACTAAACGAACGGGCCCGATCGAATAGGCGGCGCCGGTGAGCACGAGCGCCAGCGTTCGCGTTACAGGCGTCCCGGCGACGCTCCGGGCGTTAAAGCGCGTCGATCCGGCCGCCCGGAAACGTGTTCCCGATCGGCTCAAAGCGGCCGCCGGGCCGATTCTGGCCGACGCCCGGGCCACGATCCCGGCGACACCGCCGACTAGCGGGTGGTCTACCGGCGGCCGGCTCGGCTTCGATCCGTCAAAGGTTCGGCGTTCCATCCGCCTACGCGTGCGTGCTACCCGCGGCCGGCGCCGCACGCCCGGTGAATACACGGTGCTAGCGATTACGTCGGGCCCGTCACCGGCGGCGGCGATTTGGGATATGGCCGGCCGCCGCTCCGCCGGCGCTACACCGTCGGGCCGGGCGTTCGTACGTGCTCTCAAACGGCGCCGTAGGGCTTCCCGTTCGCTTTGGCCTGCCGTCGAGCGGAACGCCCGCCGGGTAGAACGTGAGATCGAACGCGTACTAGACGAGATCGAACGGGAAACCGCTAGAGCGATTCGGAGCGCCCGCTAATGGCTATCAATGTTCCCATTATTTCGAATTGGGACGGTAAAGGCGTACGGGACGCCGAATCATCCCTAGGCCGGTTCTCTCGGGCCGCTACAGGTATCGCTAAATCCGTGGCGGCTAGCGTCGCCGCTATCGGCGCTGGCGCCGTCGCCGGCGCCGTCTCGGCCATTAAAGCGGCTAGCGACATTGGGGAAGCGACGTCGAAGGTTGGCGTTTTGTTCGGTGACGCCGCCGACGAGGTAGTGGCGTTTTCGAAAACGGCGGCTACCGAATTCGGTTTGAGTCGGCAGGCGGTACTAGACGCCGCCGGGACGTTCGGCACGTTCGGCAAAGCGGCCGGGCTAAGCGGTTCCGATCTCGCCACGTTCTCTACCGATTTCGCCGGCCTTGCGGCCGATATTGCGAGCTTTAGCAACACGTCACCAGAACAGGCGATAACGGCAATCGGCGCCGCTCTGCGCGGCGAATCGGAACCTATCCGCCAGTATGGCGTACTGCTCGACGACGCCCGCCTAAAGGCCCGGGCGTTAGAGCTCGGCATTTACGACGGCGAAGGCGCGCTTAACGCTCAACAGAAAATTTTGGCGGCTCAAGCTGAGATCTACGCTCAAACCGGGGACGCACAGGGCGATTTTTCACGGACGAGCGACGGGCTCGCCGGGCAATCGAAAATCCTACGTGCGCAGCTTTCGAACGTGGTACTCACCATTGGTGAGCGGTTGCTACCTATCGCTCTAGAGCTGGCCGAATTCGTTTCGGAACGGGTGATCCCGGTTATCGAACAATTTGCTGACACGTTCGGTCGGGACGGTTTGGGCGGCGTCATCCGGCTAGCCGTCGACTATCTAAAGGATCTCGGCCCCAAAGCGCTTAAGGCGGTTACCGGTGCGATCGGTGCTCTTGCCGATTGGATCGTTTCTACCGGGTGGCCATTGTTCCGGGACGCTATGGGCCGGCTTGGCGCCGCTCTAGTCGATTGGATTCGGCCACGGATCCGGCCCGCTCTGGCTCAACTACTCGAAATCGTAAAAGCAATCGGGAATTGGGTAGTCGACGTCGGCCTACCGTGGCTAGCGGAAAAGCTCGTCGAGTGGGGAAACGCGTTCGTCGATTGGATCCGCCCGCAAATCCGGCCGGCGCTTGAGCGTCTCGGGGAATTGCTCGTCGAGCTCGGGAACTGGCTACTCGACGTAGCAGTACCGAAACTGATCGAACTGGCAAAGAAACTCGGCCCGCCGCTTTGGGAATGGATTAAAGCTGTTACCCCGGAACTGTTGCGCGGGCTCGGGGAGCTTTTGCTAAAGCTCGGGAAATGGGTAATCACCGACGGAATCCCGAAACTGCTAAAGCTCGGCAAGGATCTAGCCGGCGCTCTGCTTTCCGGTTTGTGGACGGTTCTAAAGGATCTCGGCTCGGGCGCCGCTGGCCTAGCCGCCCAAATCGTTAACGGCCTTATCGGTTTCATTAACCGGAACGTGATTCGGAAGATTAACGATCTACTCGAATTTACGGTGTTCGGTGTCACGGTGAACCCGCCCGATATTCCGGACATTCCTACGATCGCCGGGGCCACCACGGGCGGCGCCGCCGGGATCCCACGGCTAGCGGCCGGTGCCATTGTCACGGCGCCCACGTTGGCGCTCGTCGGAGAGGGAACCGAACCGGAAGCGGTTATTCCGCTCTCAAAGCTCGACGCGTTCGTAAACGCCGGCGGCGGTACCACGGTAAACGTGTACGGCGCCCTAGATCCCGTCGGTGTGGCCCGCCAAATTCGCCGGCTACTCGACGACGACGCCCGACGTAACGGCCGGACGGCGTTCATATGACGGCGCCCGCTACCGACGTATTCGTGGGCACTACGAAAGTAGACGCCGATCTAATTAATTCGGTAACGATCCGTTACGGGCGCCGGCGCCCTACGGAACCGGTTTCGCCGGCTACGTGCACGTTCGACCTACTCACCGAAAATTCCACGGTGGCTACGCTCGTGATCGGCGCCACGATCACCGTAGAAACGACCCATAGCGCCACCGTTTACACGCGTTTCGTGGGCCGGGTAGTCGGCCTACGGGTAGGCCGCTACGTAACGTCCGTAGAAGCGGTATCCGACGGGCTCGGCCGGCTAGCACGTACCACGGTGCCGGATTTCGTGGCCGACTACGGCCGAATTCCGATCGGGGAAATGATCGGCCAACTATTCGCCGTAAACGGGCTAACCGGCGGCGCCGATCCCATTAGCTACACGTACGACCCCGGGGAAACGTACGTAGTGGCGGATTACGTGATCCCCGGCGGTACCGCTCTCGACGTCGGCCAACAATTAGCGGCGTACGACGTGGCAGGCGTCCTATGGGAACGCCAATCCGGCGAGATCGTCTATTCCGACGGTACATCTCGGGCGTATCCGACACCGTCGGAAGGCACGTTGAGTCTCCAAACGTCGGGGAGCTTCGGCCCGCCGGCCATTCTCGACGAATGGATAGCAGAACAGACAATGGCAGGCGTCATTAACGCCGCCGTTATCACGTGGGGAAACGGCGCCGGAACCGTAACGCTCCGGGACGCTACATCTATCGGCACGTGGGGAGAGTACGCGTACTACGCAGATATGCCGATCGACTCAGAGATCGACGCCCAAACCGTCGCTAGCCGTTGGGTAGCGAACTATTCGGATCCGGCGATCACCGTTACGCCGCTCGTCATAGAGCTTTCGATCCCTAACGCACCTATAGCTACCGCTCTGTCTGCGGTAGTCGGAACGATCGTCGATTTCCTGCCGGGCCCGCCACCGATCCCGCTTATGCCGGACGCGTGCTACCTAGAGGGCTACACGGAAACGATCACACAAACCGGCCACCGGTTAGAGCTCGACGTATCCGACGTGCGGCTATCCCGGGCGCCGCAAACGTGGGCCACCGTGGCGCCAGCTACCACGTGGAATAGCGTGGCATCTATGTATCCGACTCTCACGTGGTACGAACAGATAGGGGTTCCGCTCTAATGCCCACCACTACGAATCTCGGGCTCACCTATCCGGCTAGTACCGGTTACGTCTCGAACGGCGCCGCCGATATGGGAACGCTGGCTACCGGGCTTGACGCCTACTACGCGGCCACTACCGCCTATACGCCAATTCTTACGAACGTTACCGGCGGTACCGCTTCGGGCCGGTTTGTACGTATGGGAAAGCTCGGCTTTCTGTTCGTCACCGTGACGGCCGGAACCGCTACCGCTACCGGACTCGTGACGGCTACCCTGCCGGCCGGATGGACGGCCGCACGTGTACAACCGGTGGCCGCAATCCGCGGTAACGCTCTAGCTAGTGCCTATAACGCGGCCGGCGGTGTCAGCACGATCACGTTGACTAAGGATTCCACCGGCGCCAATTTCACCACCGGCGACGCCGTATTTACGTACCGGTTGCAAGGTTGGATCGAACTTACGTGAGCTACGTGATCGGAACCCTTATTACTGGCGCGTTCGGGCTACTGGCCGCTCTCGTCGAACGTGGCCGCCGCCAGAATTCCCGGGAGCACGGCGACACTATGCACCGGGTAGACCGGGTGCTAGAGCAACTCGGCAGGGTAGAACACAAAATCGACGCCCACGTAGAGACCCACGGGAGCACCGAAAATGAATAGATGGCTCGTCGATACTGCGGAGCGTGCCCTATGGACGGGCGTCCAATCGTTTCTAGCGGCGTTCGCCGTTACGGATCTCTCGACGGCCCGAACGGCCGGAATTGCGGCCGCCGGGGCCATTCTGGCGGTTATCAAATGCGCCGCCGCCGCACGGATCCCTAACACCGTTTCACCGGGCAGTACGGCCCGTGGCTAGACGTCCGGTATCTCCGGAACTACTCGAACGCCGTATCGCCGCCGCTACGGCCGGCTCTGGCCTGCCGGCGCCCACCGGATCTAACTATCCGCTCGTCGACGATCCGGCCGGCCCGGCCTACGTTCCGCTTCCGGCCGGTTCGATCGCCGCCGGTGCGATCTCGAACGCCGACGTAAACGCCGCCGCCGGTATCGCTCTCTCGAAGCTCGAAGCGGTAACCGCCGGGCGTGTAGTGATCGGCAACGGCTCGAACGTGGCCACGGCTACGGCGCTTAGTGGTGACGTCACCGTCACCAGCTCGGGCGTCGTCACGATCGCTAACGACGCCGTCACGTCGGCAAAGATTGCGAACGACGCCGTAGGTAGCTCTGAGATCGCCGCTAACGCCGTCGGTACTACAGAGATTGCTAACGACGCCGTCACCGTTGCAAAGATTGCGCAAGGTACCGCCGGCCAAATTCTGATCACGAATGCCACGCCCGATACGGCGTGGGTTTCGCTCTCAGGTGACGTCACGGTAAACGGCGCCGGCGCCGTCACGATCGGAAACGACAAAGTAACGCCGGCCAAGATTTCGCAAGGTACCGCCGGCCAAATTCTGATCACGAATGCCACGCCCGATACTGCGTGGGTTTCCGTCGGCGGAGATCTCACGCTAAACGGCGCCGGTCAATTGACGATTAACACGGGCGCCGTAGTAACCGCCGATCTCAACACGGCCACGGGCCAGATTGCCGGCGCATGGAATAGCGATACCGCTAACGCCGGCTTTACCAACGTCACCGGTGGCAACATTTCGCGCCGCTGGCTGATCGTCGGTAAAACGATGCATTTTCGTATTTGGTTTACGGCCGGAACGGCAACGGCGGCCGGTTCGGTACGTGTTCCATTACCCGGCGGCGTCTCAGGTCAGAACGCGCGTCGCCAAATGGTCAACGGCGCAAACATAACCATTATCGTTTCCGCATTTGTTGACGCCGCCACGAATAACAACGTAACCATTAGCGCCAACGCCTCCGCCGGTGGTTTCACCGCCGGCGCAGCGCTCACGAACCTAAACGTAAACGGCACTATCGAGCTTGCCTAAAAGGGGAAACAATGACGCTCCGCCCATATACCGGGATCTCTGACGGCGCCCGCAGTACCCGCCGCCCGGGTACTGAGACATTCGCCGCCACCGTCGAATACTTGAGCGGCGGCCGCTTGTGGAATAACGGCACGCACGCTATCCGGCCCGTCTCGGGCGGTACGCGACTCTCCGTACACGCCACCGGCCGCGCCGTCGATCTCTCCGCCCGTCCAACCGGAACCGCTAGCCGTCCCGGCGCCGATCTCGCATACCTTGCCGATATGGCCGAAATGTTCGCGGAGCACGCCGCCACGTTCGGTATCGAACTAATCGTGCATTACGCCGCGAAGCCCTACGGGCGTTCGTGGCGTTGCGATCGTGGCACGTGGCGCCCGGCGACGGCCGGCCAGCTCGTCGGCGGCGGTACCACGTGGGCGGATTGGTTACACGTCGAGCTAGACCCGGCGACGGCCGATAGCCCGGAAAGGGTTTCGGCGGCGTGGGCCGCCGTGCTCGGCGGTGTCACCGCGCCGCCCGGCGCGCCCAAATACCCGGGCCGGCCGCTTAAGCGCGGATCTCGTGGCATTTCCGTAGAGCGGATCCAAACCCGGCTAGGTCTCACCGTAGATGGATGGTTCGGGCCGGTGACAGAGCAGGCGGTACGGCGATTCCAAACCGCCCGCCGGCTTACCGTCGACGGGATCGTGGGCCCGATCACGTGGGCCGCACTTTTTGGTAGTTGACATTTCGGGCCGGTAGGCGCACTATCGCAACGGCGGCGCCCGCCGCCCGAACCTACAGGGGAGAGCTACCGTGCCTAGCTTTAACCGTTGGGGACGTGATCCGCTCGAAGCGGACACGATCGCACAGGCTCACGCCGACGCGTTCCCCGACTCACTACTAGACCTACTGGCAGGTCTAAACGCCCGTGACGCCGCTTTAGCGTTCGTCGGGGAACGCAACGGGCCCGAATGGCGTAAAGCCGCCCGTTTCGCCGTGCTCGTCGCCGCTACGGAACTACCGGCATTCACCACCGACGACGTATGGCAGGTACTTGCTACGTTCGGGATCGGCTCACCGGCCGAACCGCGCGAAATGGGCGCCGTGATCCGTTCGCTCTCGTCAGAGCACCAAATCGTCGGGACGGGCCGCTACATCACGTCGGCCCGTCCCGACGCCCACGCCCGCCCTATCAAAGAATGGAAACTAGTCCCGTGATCCACTATCTCGAAATGACCGAACGCATAACGCCATTCCCGGACGGTTCGGCGCTCCGCCAACTCGTCTACCGGGCTCTTGACGGCGCCCGCTTCGAGTACGTATTTCGGCGCCGTCACGAGTACGACGAGTGGGAGCTACTCGGTTCCTACTATGAACCGGCGGCGGAACAATGACGCCCGTTCCTACCGCTCGTCTCGTGGCGGCGCTCGTCGCTACCGCCGTAATGGTGATCGCCGCTCTCGTGGCCGGTACAGGAACGCCCGCCGTGGCGCCCGCACCGTCCACTACAGGCGTCCCGATCATGACGGCCCCACCGGCGCCCGCCACCACCACCACTAGCACCGTCCCGGAGACGTACCCGCCGACTACCACGGTTCCGCCCGGCGGCCCGTGGAAATGCCCGGCCGCCGTCATCCTTGCCGTCGACGCCGGCTTCCCTGCCGACGCTCTGGCGCTCGTCGATCGCATCATCTACAGGGAATCCCGGTGCGATCCGCTGGCGCTTAACGATTCCTACCTAGACGGCGGCCGCGATTGGTCGATAGGGCTATGGCAAGTAAACACGCTCGGCAATCTCTGGCCCGACCGGCAAGCGCTTTGCGGACTAACGAACCGTGACGAGCTCTACGATCCGGCCACTAACACGCGGTGCGCGTTCCGGATTTGGGAACGGGCCGGCGGGTTCGGCCCGTGGGGGTTTTCATGAATCGCCGCCAGCTTTCCGTAATCGTGACGCTCGACGACGGAACCGAACTACTCGTGCGTTACTGGCAGGATCACGACGACGAACCGGTAGCCGTCGACGTACGCCCGTCCCCGACGGGCTCGTGGCGCCCGTTCCGGAATTTCACCGTACGACGGGAGACATTCCACGATGGCCGGGTTTGATCTCTCGGGCTACGTCACCGTTTCCGAACGGCTCGTGGCCGCTCTCACGAAATGGCCAGAGCTCCGCGTAGTCGAGTCGGCGCCCGAAATCGTCACGATCGGAGATCACGTCTACCTATCCGTCGAGATGACGGTTTACCGCACGCCAGACGATCCGATCCCGTGCGTCGCTCGGGCGTGGGAACGCTTCCCCGGCGCCACGCCGTACACGAAAAACGCCGAAATGATGAACGCATCCACTAGCGCGCTCGGCCGGTGCTTAGGGCTTATGGGGCTAGGGATCTCGAAATCCATAGCGTCGGCCGATGAGGTGGCGCTAGCCGAATCACGCCGGCAGGAACCGCCACGGGCGCCCGTGGGTAGCCGTGCGGCCCGACCGGCGCCAGCGGCGCCAGAAACGCCCACGGACGGCCTGAGCGCCGGCCTACGGCGCCTAATCGCCGCCAAAGCGGAACGGCTCGGCGTACCGGTGCCAGAGCTAGCAGACAAAGCGGCCGCCGACGAATGGTTAGCCGCCCACGAGATCGGAGCGGAACCGTGATCGTCCGTAGCGCCCGCCCGGCGTCGAGCTTCACCGTGCTAGCGAACGCCGTAATACGGGACGCGTCGCTTTCGTGGCGCGCCCGTGGGATCCTTGCCTATTTGCTTTCCATGCCCGACGGGTGGACGTGCCGTAGTGAGCACCTAGCCAAAGTCGGCCGGGAGGGCAGGGACGCCGTCCGGGCCGCTCTAGCAGAGCTCGAAACCGCCGGCTACCTAGTCCGGGCCCGCCGGCAGGACGAACGCGGCCGGTGGCATTCCGTGAGCACGATCTACGATCGTCCACATACCGTGTGTGGAAACGTGGGGATACTCGACGCTCCGGGGCCTGAAAATCCGACGTCGGATAGTCCGGCGCTAAATGAACTACCTAATAGGAATGACGTAGATAGTCGGTTCTCTACGTTACTTACAGAGCACCCACTAACGCTCTGTGGATACTGCGACGGGAACGGTTGGGCCGACTACACGGGAACCGTAGAAACGTGCCACGTGTGCAACGGCGCCCGGATCGTAAAGGCGTAACCGATGAGCTCTAAGGACTACACCGCCGAATACCGACGGAACCGGAAAGTCGTTCTAGCGGGTAACCCGCCGTGCGTATGGTGCGGACAGCCGGCTGACACCGTCGACCACGTGATCGAACGCGACGCCGGCGGTAGTGACGGGCTCGACAATCTGCGGCCGGCGTGTAGGAAATGCAACTACAAACGCGGCGCCCAATACGGAAACGCAAAACGGGCGGCGCTCGTGAAAGCACGCACGGAAGCGGTATCGAAAGCCGAAACCGCACGGAAACGGCAGGCGGCGCCAGAGCACACCGACGAGCCCGGAACGTTTTTGGATCGTTCCCTAGAGCACCCCGGGCCCGCCGGCATCTCTGTATCCCCAACGGGCCCGAAACGGCGTAGAAACGCACCTAAAGCGGTAGAAACGGCGCCGGAACCGCACGGAACGCCACGGCTCGAAACGGTGCGGTATGGCGGTTCGAGCTACGGGCCGCTCGTGGCGGAATGGTGCCGGCGGTATCTCGGCGTCGAGCTAATGCCGTGGCAAATCCACGTACTTACCGGCCAGCTAGAGCACGACGGGCCCACGGATGATTCACCGGGCCGGCTACGCCGCCGGCTCTCTACCGTCTCGTGCGCACGCCAAAACGGGAAATCGGTAGCGCTCCGGGCGCTCGTCGGGTGGTGGCTTTGCGAAGCGCCAAAGCTTCGCGGCGGCCCGCAAACCGTCATAACTACGGCGCACGCTCTCGATCTAGCGGTAGCTCTGTTCGACGATCTAGCGCCGGTGCTCGAAGAATTGGCAGGCGCGAAACCTAAATGGTCGTACGGGCGTAACCAGCTACGTATGCCGGACGGTTCCGTATGGCTCGTGCGGGCCGCCACGGCATCCGCCGGGCACGGCCGCTCTCCCGACCTAGTGGTGGCCGACGAGCTATGGGACATTAACGATGGCGTGATCGACGACGGTTTGATTCCGGCCCAACGTGCCCGGCCGGCGCCGTTATTCTCCGGATGGTCTACCGCCGGTACGGAAGCGTCTACATGGTTTCTGCGCACACGAGAGGCGGCGCTACGTGCGATCGACACGAACGAACGCGGATCGCTCTACTACGCCGAATATTCGCCGGCGCCGTCGGCCGATCTCACAAACCCGGAAACGTGGGCGGCCGCTAACCCGGCGCTCGGCCATACGTTGCAACTCGAAACCCTTATCGACGAATCACGCGGCCCGAACCGTTCGGCCTTTATGCGTGCATCGCTCAACCTGTGGGTAGCGGCGGCGTCGGCGTGGCTAGAGCCCGGAACTTGGGATCGGTGCCACGTCCCCGGCGATCTCCCGGCGCCCGTAGTGCTAGCCGTCGACCTATCCACGGACGGCGGCCGATTCTCTGGCGTAGCGGCCGGTTTCGATTCCGCCGGCCGTGTAGTGCCGTGGGTGGCGTTCCAATGCCCAACGGAACACGAGGCGTGGGAACATATCGAACGGATGATGGCCGGCCCGGGCGTACGTCTCGCCGTGACGCCACCGTTAGAGATCCATACGCCGCCACGGCTCAAACCGCGAACGTCTACCGTCGGTTACGGCGAGCTCGTGAAATGGACGGCCTTAGTAGAACGGATGATCTCCGACGGCCGGGTGGCTCACCGCGGCGACGTGGCGCTATCCGATCACCTAGCCCGGGCGGTAGCAGTACGAACCCAAAACGGGCTAGCGATCTCGTCGCAGAAATCCCCCGGGCCCGTCGAGTTGGCCCGCCTATTCGTATTCGCAGCCGCTCTCTGTTCGATCCCGGCCGACAAATCACGGCCCGCAATGGGCCGGGCACGCACCGTTCCCACGGTGCGCCGATAGTCGATCTAACACGTCGGCCCGCCACGCCATAGCGTGATGAACACAATTCGAGCACGACGCCAATTCCGGCCGCTCAGTACATGGGCGGATCCGGCGGCCGCCGTACGACCAAGCTAGAGAATCGGCCGACGCTAGCAAATGGCCATAACGGACTAGCCCGGCCGATTTCACGCCGAAACCATGTAGGCCGATACCTAGAGCGGAAACGGTTTCGACGATGCGGCCAATTTCGGCGGAAGCCTGCCGGCGACATACCGAACCGATCCCCACGGTTCCATAATCGGTTAGCCGCACGCCGGCCCGTTCGTATAGCTCGACGTGCCGTAAATAGTCGTCGATAGTCCACCCTTGCAAAACCGGGATAAACGGTAGCTCGGGCGCCATTGTGCGTAGCTCTAGGAAATTGTGTGTCGTCCACGTTTGGTGAGCGTCCACCGTTCCGCCTAGCCAGCTGCGGGCACGATCCAATATCCACGGCTCACACATTGCATCCATAGGCGCCGCCCATTCGAGCTCGCCAATTTCGTCAACGTACCGGCGTACCGATCGCACGTACTCGGCGGTAGTTGTACGCCATTCGCCGTATAGCGAAAGCTCAGTGAATCCGCCGGAATCTAACGCCCACGGCGTCGCGGCTACCGGTAGCCGCCGCCGGCCGCCTAGCGTCCGGTGCGAAACAAATAGCGGAACGTCTAGACGTTCTAGCCACGTCGGCTTATGGGTACCTAAGTAGAACCGTAAGCCCGGCGTAGACATTGCACGAGTGTAGGCGATTCTCTATCTACGTATCATCCGTGCGAACCGGCCGCCGGCGTGGCATTCTGGCGCCGTGGCTCTATTTCGCCGACCGGTTCCGGTGACGGCCGCCGCGGGCACGGCCGCGGTTGGCTCGACTGCCGGCGCTCTGATCGCGGCCGGCTCGACAACGGCCGGCCGCGATCGGGCTATGAGAATCCCGACGATCTCCCGGGCCCGTGATCTCTTGTGCTCACTCGTGGCGTCGTGCCCGATCCGGTACTACGGGACACAATGGGACGGGGAAAGGCTCGAAGAAATCCCGTTACCGCCCGAACCGTGGCATACCCGCCCGGATCCACGTACGACGCTCCCGCACTTTCTGGCGTGGCTCACGGACGGGCTTATGTTCTACGGGCGTTCCTACGCTTACGTCACTAGCCGCCGCTCGTCGGATGGGCGGCCGGCCAGCTTCGAGCTTCTCGACCCTGCCAGCGTCGATATGACGGCCCGCACGTTCGTGGGGAACGTACCGCAAGGCGATTACACGATTTCGTATCTCGGTACGCCGCTCTCGACTCGGGACGTGATCGTGTTCTATAGCCCTATCCCGGCGCTGCTCGACGTCGGCGCCCGGGCTATCTTGATCGCGGAGCGGCTCGACTCGGCGGCGCTCCGGTTCGCTAGCTCCCCAACGGCGTTCGGATGGTTGCAGCAACGCGGAACCGGTGAACCGCTCGGCGGCGACGATCTCTCCGATCTCGCTTCCGGATGGTCGGAAACCCGCGACCTAAACGCCGTCGGCGCTCTAAATAATCTCGTCGAGTGGGTAGAATCGTCTATGGATCCGTCCCGGTTGCAACTCGTCGAAGCTCGACAGTATGCGGCGCTCGATATGGCCCGCATTGCGAACGTTCCGCCATATCTCGTCGGCGCGCCGGCCGGTACCGGGATGACCTATCAGAACGCCGAAACCGCCCGGGCCGACGCCGTCACGTTCGGCGCTCTCCCGTATCTCGACGTGATCGAAGCGACGCTTTCCGGTTCAGAGATCACGCCACGTGGCCACGTAATCCGTTTAGATCGTTCGGCGTGGATCTCGTCACGGGCCGCCGCTCCGATCATGGATCCCGCACCTAGTGAGGTTCCCGCGTGATTCGACTTACCCCGCAGACATCCGTAACGCTGGCGGCCGATACCGGCGGCCGCCGTATCGAAGGCGTAGCCGTCGAATACGACGTAGTAGCGAACGCCGTTACCGGGCCCGTTATGTTTCTCCGCGGTTCGCTCCCGGTAGACGGGCCGGCCCCAAAATTGATCCGGGATCACGAACCGGAAAAGCCGATCGGGCTCGTCGATTCCCGAATCGACGCCGGCGACGTAATGCGGTTCGGCGCCCGTGTATCGGCCACCACGGCCGGCGACGAAGCGCTAGCGCTGGCAATGGACGGCGTTCTAGATCACGTTTCCGTCGGCGTCGAACCGGTCGAAGCGGAAATGATCGACGGCGTGCTAGTGATTGCGAAAGCCGAATGGCTCGAATTGTCGCTACTGCCGTTCGGAGCGTTCGCCGGCGCCGTTGTCGAACGTGTAGCGGCCGCCGCTGATCTCGACCCAACCGAACCGGCCGAAACCGAAACCCCAACCGAAACCCCAACCGATACAGAATGTGAGAGCACCGCAATGGATAACGCAACCGATACCGCCGCACCGGCGGACACCGTCCCTACCGCGCCGATTTATCTTGGCCACGCCCGCCCGTCCGTCACGGCCGCCGACTACATCGCCGGCCTTGCGTCGGGCAAGATGACGCCCGCCGTTCGCGCCGTGATCGCAGAGCAGACCACTACCGATACGCCGGGCATTTTGCCCGAAATGCTCACCGGTAGCGTCTACACGTCGCTTTCGGCCCGGCGCCCGTTGATCTCGGCTCTCGGGGCTCGTGCGATGCCGGCCGCCGGTGGAATCTTTATCCGCCGCAAGGTCACGCAGCACGTCGCCGTCGACGAGCAGGCGGCTCAGTTCGACGAACTCGATTCGCAGAAAATGACCATCAGCGCTATCCCGGTGACTAAGCGCACCGTTGGCGGCGTCGTCGCTCTCTCTGAACAGGAAATCGACTGGACGGATCCGGCCGCCGTGGCGCTCGTGCTGGACGATTTCGCACGCGTCTACGCTCTGCGCACCGAAACGATCGCTTGCTCGGGGCTCGTGACCGCCGCCAGCGTCACCACCCCTATTACGGATTACACCGACGGCGACGAGCTGCTCGACGCGATCTACGACGCCAGCGCCACCGTGGCGGATGCGATCGACGAGCTCCCGACTCACCTTTTCTTGTCGACCGATCGGTGGGCCACGTTGGGCAAGGCTAAGACGGCTAACGGGGATCGAATCTTCCCGAACGTCGGCCCGTCGAACGCCGCCGGCACCATGAACCCGGGATCGTTCGGGATCGCAGAACTCGGCCTTAGCGTGGTGGTGTCGCCGCGGTTCGCCGCAGAAACGATGATCGTCCGAAACCCGGTCGGTTACGAATTTTACGAACAGAACCGCG